GGTCAGCGGTGGCGAATCGGTCATGTTCGCCCCCGGCTCGTTGCCTGTCGACGGCAAAGCCCCCAAACTGTTCATGTACCACGACGCCAGCCAGCCGGTCGGCCTGGTCACCGAACGACGCGAAGCCTCGGACGGATCAGGCATGCTGTTCACCGCCAAAATCGCCGCCACCGCAGCCGGTGACGAAGCCCTGCAACTCGCCAAGGAAGGCGTGCTGGACAGCGTTTCCGTGGGTGTCGACGTGATCGACTCCTACCAGATGGAAGACGGCACCACCGTCATCACGGCAGCCGAATGGCGGGAATTGTCACTTGTCCCCATTCCGGCTTTCGCCAGTGCTACCATCACCGATGTGGCCGCCTCGGCGGACATGACTCCCGACACCGAAAACGACCAAATCCTCAACAAGGAGAACGAAGTGTCCGAAGTCGAAGCCGCCGCCCCCGAAGCCGCACCCACCGCCCCCGTCATCTTCGCCCAGCCCAAGAAGGCCCCGCGCCTCCCCTCGGCCGGCGAGTGGATGGCCGCCTACCACATCGGAGGCGACACCTTCTCCAAGGTCAACGCACAGGTCATCGACTGGAAGAAGGAGAACCAGTCGACTTTCCAGGCGGCCGCCGGTGACGTGATCACCACCGACACGCCCGGTCTGTTGCCGGTGCCCGTCTTGGGCCCGCTGGTGCAGGACATCAACTTCGTGCGTCCGGTCGTCAACCGTTTGGGCGCCCGCGCCTACCCGGACGGCGGCGCACAGAAGACGTTCGTGCGTCCCACCATCACCACCCACACGTCGGTCGCCTCGCAGGCCGCCGAACTGAATGCGGTGTCGGCCACCACCATGGTGATCGCGTCCAACACGGTCAGCAAGACCACCTTGGCCGGCCAGGTCACCCTGTCCGCCCAGGACATGGACTTCACGTCGCCCGCCGCCATGCAGTTGATCCTCAACGACCTGATGGGCGAATACATGCTGTCTTCGGACAACTTCGCCGCCGACGCACTCCTGACCGCCGCCACCTCGAGCGGCGTGTGGGACGGCACCACGACCGACCTTATGAAGTCGATCTACGACGCCGCAGTCGACGTGTCCAACAACCGCAACTTCTTCCCAGACACGCTTTTTTGCAGCGTGGACGTATGGGGGCAGATGGGCCAGTTGGTGGACGGATCGAACAGGCCGGTTTTCCCGTACCTGGGCGCCCCCGGCCTGCAGGGCCAGAATGCGTTGGGCGGCGGCAACGCCACCACCTGGACGGGATCCAACCCGCTCGGCCTCGAGATCGTCGTCGACAGCAACTTCGCTGCCAAGACCATGATCATCACGAACAGCCAGAAGGCCTTCGAGTTTTACGAGCAGATCCGCGGCCTCATGTCCGTGGAAGTGCCGTCGACGCTCGGCCGCACCTTCTCGTTCTACGGCTACGTCAGCACCTTCGCTGCCGTGTCTGGCATGATCCGCAAGATCACCCAGGCCTGATCGGAGGGGCCGCCCGATGGCGACCTACACAATCCAATACGGCGTCATCATCCCCGGCTACGTCACCGCCACCACGCTGACCCCCAACGAAATCGTGGTGGGCGGATCGGTGACCGTCGCAGGCGCGGGAGCGGCATACAACGGGACGCACACCGTGTATGCCCTCCCGCAATACCTGCCGATCAACGTCGACACTGACGGCATCATCGAATACGACACCTCGTACCCGATTGCCAACGCAATCATGTGGGCGTCAAACCAAACCCCTGAGGTCATCAACGCCATCAGCGGCACCATCGCCTACACGCCGACCTGCACTTGGATTACCGGCACCAACATCCAAGACTGGCTGGGCATCACCCTGGCCGGTGGCGCAGAAACCACGTTCCTGAACCAGTGCGCGGCCGCCGCCAACGCCTTCTGCTCACGCCGCCGCGAAGAATCCGGGTATGTGGACGCACTGGCCACCAGCCCGTCCGGTGACGTCACCCTGGGCACCATCATGTATGGCGGCGCCCTGTACCGTCAGCGTGGCGCCATCGACCAGTTCGCGTCGTTCACCGAAATGGGAACCGCACCCACAGTCGGCCTGTCCCCACTGATCAAACAACTGCTTGGCATCTCAAGGCCGCAGGTCGCATGACATGGCCTACACGGATCTATTCAACGAAGCGATCGACGACCTGTCCGCCACCCTGGCGACAATCTCCGGTCTGCGCGTCGTCACAGATCCAGGCAAGATCAACCCACCCTGCGTCTTCCTGGACGCCCCCAGTTGGACGTCGTTCAACGGTGGCAACATCGTAAAAATGGACTTCTCCGTGCGCGTCTTCTCCCTGGGCCCGTCCAACTTGGACGCCCTCCGCAACATCCTGGCGATCTGCGCCCAACTGTTCGAGAAGAACATCGCGGTGACAGACGGCCGGCCAGTATCGGTCGTTATCGGCGGCCAAGAATTCCCCGCCTACGACCTCACAATCCCCCTACAAGCACAGGTGGCATGACTATGGCACTCCGCATCATCTCCGCGCGTCTGGGCGAACCTGGCGCATTCTGGACACCTGTGGAAGGCGTCAACGTGGAAGCGTTGATCGCCGGAGGATTCCTCGAGGACACCCACACCGCCCCCGGCAAATCTGCTAAAAATAAGACCAAGGCTCCCGACGCCGCCAACACCACCCAGGAGTAACCATGGCCACGTCGACCTACCTCAGCAACCCAGTCGTCACCGTCAACGCTGTCGACTTGTCCGACCAGTGCAGCGGCGCCACCGTCAACCAGACGTTCGCCCAGTTGTCCAACACCGCTTTCGGTGACACCGCCATGAAGTACACGGCCGGTCTGCAGGAGAACAGCGTGACCCTGGATCTGTACTGGTCGACCGCCTCGAGCGAAACGTACGCCACCCTCAAGGCGCTGGTGGGCACCAGCACCAACGTGACGATCAAGGGATCGTCGGCCGCAGTGTCGGCCACCAACCCGCTGGGCACCCTCACCGGAGGCTTCCTGGCTGAACTGCCGGTCGTCTACACGGTCGGCGAACTGGCCACATGCTCCGTCACCTTCAACGGCGGCACCTTCGCCTACACCGAGGCGTGATTCATCCCTAACCCGAAAGGCCCGACATGAAACTGCATCTCAAGGTTGACATTGGTGATGGCCCGTTTGTGGTCACCACCAACTTGCAAACGATCATCGCTTGGGAGCGTAAGTACCGACGTAAAGCCGGTGACCTTGCGAACGGCATCGGCATGGAAGACCTGGCCTTTATGGCGTGGGACTGCTGTAAGCAAGCCAAGATCGTGGTGCCCGTCGAATTTGACTCGTTCATCCCGAAGATCGTGGAGTTGGAGGTGGTGTCGGAGGAGGCGTCCGGCCCTTTCCAGCAGGCACCTACCGACGCTCACTAGCAGAACTGCTAATCAGCACCGGCTGGTGGCCGCCTGATGTACCCTTTGATACGGACGACCTTGCAACAGTCGCCGCGATCTACAAGGAGCGAAACAGGTGACAGTCGGGGCCACACTTGAGGTGAAAGGCGTCAAGGAAGCCTTGGCGACCCTCAACGCCTTGGACAAGGCCACCCGACGCCAGATCACCCGCGACTTCAACATTATTGCGGCCCCGATGGTGCAGGAGGCCAAGCGAATGTTGCCGGGAGACGCACCCATGTCCGGATGGAATCGCGGCTACAGCGTCGGCGGTCTTGCCAAGAAGCAGGCGCGCATGGCCCGCGGCGTTGTCTCGTTTGCCGACGAAGACTCAACCTCGCTGCTCCCGTGGAATGCCAGTGCCGAACGACGATCCATCAAGGCATTCACGTCCGGTTCCAAGAAAAAGGCGGCCGTCTTTGGCATGAAATGGAACGACCGCACCGCCACCCTGTTTGACATGTCCGGCAAGTCAATGACCCCCCAAGGCGCCCAGATGATCAACGTGCTGTCATCCCGTTTCGGTAGCCCGTCGCGCATCATGTGGAAGGCCTACCAAATGTCCGCCGACGACATCCAACGGCAGTTGCGTGGCCTGGTGGAAAAGATCATGAACGAGTCGTCCTACGCCCTGCAATACAAGCACGGTAAGACGATGATAGCGAAGGTAGTGAAGGTGATCTGATGGCCGTAACAATCCCCCTGGTAACAGAATTTCAGAACCGTGGAATCAAGGCCGCCGAAGCCGCTTTCGTCAACTTCCGTAAGCAGGTCGATCAGGCCGAAGGAACCATGGGCAAATTCAAGGCTGGTTCCAAAGCCATCTTTGACGGCATCAAAGCCAACGCTGGTACCTTCGCCACAGCGGCCGCAGGCGCCTTCGTCACCTTTGCCGCTCAGGGCGTGACCGCTTTCCAAGACCTGGCGTTGTCTGCCGACAAGTTTGCGGCCAGCACCGGCCTGGCGGTTGAGGAAGCATCTCGCCTAATCGAAGTCACCGGCGACATTGGCATTGAGGCCGCAAGCGTCGAAACCGCCATTGGCAAGATGAACCAGAACCTTGGCAAGTCGCCAGACCTGTTCGAGGAACTGGGCGTACAGGTGGAGTACGCCAACGATGGCACCGTTGACGCCAACGAAACGTTCCTGAACGTCATTGAGCGACTGAACGGCATCAAAGACCCCGCCGAAAAAGCCCGTGTTGCCACCCAACTGTTGGGCAAAGGCTGGCGCGACATGTCGACACTGATCAACATGGGTGCCGACGAACTACGCAAATCGTTGGGTCAAGTGTCCGGGGCCAAGACCATCAGCCAAGACGAAGTGAACAAAGCCAAAAAGTTCCGTGACACCATGGACAAATTGGGTGACGCAGTGTCCGATCTCGGGCTGATGCTCGGACAAGTACTGGTGCCACTACTCAGCAAGGCCGCCGAAATCCTGACCAGCAAAGGCGCCCAAGACTTTTTCGCAGGCGTCAAATCAGGGTGGGACACGTTAGTTTCCCCAGTTACCTGGACGCTTGACAAGACAGACGCACTTGGTAAAGCGTTGCACGAAACCGGCGACGAATTGTGGTACTCGTTCTTTGGGGATCCCCGTTACAAAGGCCCAGTGGTGCACGTCGAGGCCATGAAGGCGTCACGCGAAGAAGCCCGACTAATGCGCGAAGAATTCAAGGAATTCCGCAAACCCGAAATCAGCGAACCGTTTGAAGAACTACGGGTCAACGCTGAACGGTTGAAGAACGAACTGCAGAACGTGGCGGACAAATGGGACGTGTTGACCGGCAAACTGGATCAGCGCGTCGCCCTTGATAACGCCGAACAACAGTTGAAAGACCTCGAGGAAGCCGCCGCTAAAGCCTTCGGTGCACCCACCCAAGAGAACCTGGCGACCTACAACGAGAAAGCCGCCCAATTCGCCGGTCTGCTGGCCAGTATTGCGGGAAGCATGGGCGACATTTCGTCCCGCGAAATCCAACTGCGTTTTACGACCGCAGGCCCTGCGGCCGCCCTTGATCTTGCCCGGTGGCTGGCGGGCGGCGCCGAATACCGAAACCTAACTGCTTCGCAAGCCATCGGTGAAGCCGGTCTGTCGTTCTCCATTCCCGGCCGTGCCCTGGGTGGCACCGTGTCGGCCGGAGGCACCTACCTGGTGGGCGAGCGTGGCCCGGAACTGTTGACGGTCGGTGCTGGTGGCGGGCATGTGACCCCGATGGGTGCAGGCGGCGGCAACACGATCAACGTGACCGTCACGTCAGCCGACCCGGACGCAGTAGTAGCCGCACTCCAAAAATGGGTGAGGAATAACGGTGCCGTCGCACTCGCCACCACCTCCGGAGTCAGATTCTGATGGCCTTCGATCTGGCGTGGACTGTCAAGTACGGCGACATCGGCGGACTGACTGACATCACCAGTTACGTCACCGACTTTGTTGTTGACCTAAACGCCAACATCGGATCAGCAGGCCGAAGCACCTGCCAAATCACGATCAACAACAACGGCGGACAATTCACCCCAAACGGCTCCGGCACCTATGCGTCAGTCAACTGGTTCAAGCAAGCCGTCGTTATCTCATGTACCGGCGCAGGGCTCACCGAATCCGTGTTTGTCGGTCTCATCCAAGACTTCGAGATCATCCAAGCATCACCCAAACAGTCAGTGGTCAGCATCCGCGGCCTTGACTTCCTGTCTATTGCCGGCCGGTCGTCCAACCAACTAACCGAGACAGGCGGCGGCTTCAACCTAAGACTTAACGAATTCATTGACTCGTTCTTCAATCCGTCGTACTTCTACGCCCAAACATCCGCGACCCCCACGATGGGATCAACCACCTCGCTCAATTCGCGGACAACGAGCACGATGGTCACCAATACCGTGACCTCCTTACTAACCTTCGGACTCACACAGGGCACCCTCGGAGATTGGCTGAACAATCAAGGGCTACCGACCGCTC